GAGTATTCATCGAGTGTATTTGATGTGTCCGCATATACGAGTGCAATTTTTTCATCCTCAATCCACCATGCGTATTTAAGTGCGTCAGTCTTTGCGCTCATGAACTATCTCTCTTTCTCGGTCTTGAGTGTAGTCTTGCAATACTCCAATCGTCAAACCATAGCTCGGCAACTTCTTCCAATCTTGAGTCTATGGAAGTAAAAGCATAATACCTCTGATCTGCTACTGTAGAGAATGTTGTAGTATCCTCTAAAAGTCTGGTGCGTCTGGCGAACTCTGTTTGGGCTTGATTAAGCCAGAATCGTATTTGAACCTCAGCCACTTCTGGATGATGTTGTTTTACTGATTCTATCATTTGTTCTTGAGTCATATCGCTACTATTAGTTTGTACCCATTACTTCAACAGCAATGCTTCCAGAAGAAGACGTAGCTGTTATTGCTGGAGTAGTCGCAGTCTCAAATGGAAGAACAATCGCTCCTCCTTTTCCAAGAATTGCTATAGTTACCGAACCCATTATGATGGTTAAGGTTGAAGATGTAGTTGTAGTTTTTGCATCATCAGTAAATCCACTATGTTTAATGAAAACACCTTTTACACCAGAAAATGTTCCCAATACAGCATTACTACTATTAATGATTGCATGCGCTGGATCACCAGCAGACCAGCCACCAATTCCAACTCCTATACTTGCATCTATAGATCCGCTACCGCCAAGGGTTTTATTAATACTTGGATGTATTCTACTGTAACTTACAGATACGTTTGCAATGTCTCCAGTTATATCGGAAACCGCAGAATTTGTAGTTGTATATTCATCTACTACATCCATTGAAACTGAATATCTTATATGGTCTGCCATTAGTATTGTCCTTTATTCAGCCTACCCAATTCAGCTTGATATTTCGATTCGCATTGCTGATATTGTTGTGTTAAGGCTTGTGTTTTAATTTGAGTACGCTGAAGATTTACGCCTGACTCTTGAATTACTTGAGACAGATTAGACTGATATTCCTGAATCTCTTTATTAATGTTTGAGCTATATGAACCGATTTCTTGAGCATAGTTTTGAATTTTTTTATTATCATCCTGAGAGAGAAGTCGACCAGTTTCAATAGATTTTTGCAATTCAGCCTGATACTCTGCATTCTCTTTATTGAATTCGTTTAATTCGTTTTGAATATCTGCAGAATATTTTTGTAATTCTGTCTGTCTTTGTGTCTGCCAGATTTCCATTTCTCTCTTTGTATTATTTGAATACTCTTGTATTTCTTTACCTACTTCAGCTTGATAAGACGTTACTTCTCCAGAATGCTTTTGAATCTTCTGAACATCATCTTGAGATCCTAATCTTGCGCCTTCGATTGCTTTTTGTAGTTTTGCCTGATATTCTACATTTTCTTTATTAAATTCATTCAATTCGTTTTGAATATCAGCCTGAAATTTTTGGATAGAAGAACTGACGCTTGTATTGTATACACCCATTTTCTCAGACACTTCAGCTTGAAATTCTTGAAGGTTACTGTTTAATTCTGAAGAGTATACAGATACTTCCGTATTGTATTTTTGAATGCTTGTCTTATCTTTTTCTGTTATATAGTCACCAGACTTCATTATCTTCTGAACGTCTGCTTGGAACTTCTGAACATTAGAATTAAACGCTTGCATACGATCCTGTATTGTAGACGTATATTCTTTTAAATAATTCCCTGCTTCATTAAAATAAGTATTTGCTTCCTCTAAGTCACCTGTTCCTATAGACGTACTTGCGCTTGAAAGTGCAGTTCCATAATTACTGCTTATAATTGGGGGAACATAGGAGGGCGCATTGGGGACAGTACCAAGAGATCCACCAACTATGGTTGGTGCAACAGGTGCAACTGCAGTCATTGTAAGTCCAGTAACAACAGGTGCAGATGTTAGTACAACAGTCGGCTTTGAATATGCAGGTGCAGTCTCGTCAAATGTTATAGTGCTATTTGATAGCGTTGGTACAACTGGAACCGATGCACCTATAACTAAACTATTTAATGATGGTGCGGAAGTTAACACAGCCGATGGTTTAGAATATGAAGGTGCGGTTGCACTAAAACTTATTGAACTGGCTGTTAATGTTGGGGCAAAAGGTGCGACTGCTGATATGCTAAGATCATCAATCCCAACGGCGTTAGGGATATCCTGTATTGTATCAGACATCATGCGAAATAGGTATTTGCATGACGCTCCCAGAATCACCGCAAATTCTGCGTTATCTGGAAAGAAGGGTATTCCCGATGTTCCACTATGTACAACAGTAGGATATGCAAATGCAAAAATTTGTCCTTTTTGCGTACTGGTCGGATCTGGTTTTATAAATATTTCTTTGCCCTTATAATAATGAAAGGGGCTTCGTGTTGAGGGTTCATGGATACTTCCACTACCGCTTGCTAATTGTGTAGATAATCCAAAGGGGGCTTCCACAGATAGTCTACCATTTCTTGCTACATCTAAAATTCTTTTATTTTCTGCATCATACCCAGCATTGCTGGTGGTTGTCTCATCAATAGTAGAATTATGTAATAAGGCTTCCTTAGGAAGTATATCCGTAATCTCACGTGCGGATGCGGTCAGAAAATCGGACAGAGCCGAGGTATCCGTAATGGATACCCCGACAATGTCTTCAACTTGCGTTAGAAAGCTCATTAGGTAATTTTAAATACTTTATGAGATTCAATTAAAGTAATACCGATACCTTCATCAGACATGTATTGATCTTTAACACCATCGTAGGCATTATCAGTCTTTACAGATGTTTGATATAAAGGCGCACGATATTGCGCATGAAACAGATTCTCATCTGAGACAACTACCATGTATTTGTTATATGCGCCACGTAATGCGGGAGTTGGGATCAATTTGATCATCCCGTGAGGCGTTTCTAACATACGATAGTTAAAACCGAGTGTATCTCTTTCTGAGGGTTGAACCTGTACGCTCCAGTTTGATTTACCTGCGATACCAGTAGTACCGTCTATTTTAGACCAGTAAGAAAGTGCGCCAGCACCACAGAAAGCAAGCTTAGTGCCACTTTCGGGTACGTACTGAAATACTTTCTCCATGTCATCTACAAAATCCTCATACGAATACGTACCAGACGCAATCGCAAAGATATTCTGATCATCACCAGACGAGTTACCATATTTATCAATCGCAGTTACCAATCCCATAGTTGAACGAACTACTTTGCCGTCAACATCAGTACGATGTGTATCGGCAAAAGTATCACCACCAGATAGGTTAGTACCTGCTACTGATTGTCCAAATAAAAATGCACGTTCTTTTTGCATTTTATGTTCTTGGGATTTCTGTAATCGTAATCGAGCTAACTCGGAGCTTTCACCTCGAAGGGCGGCGGCGTGAAGAGTACCTGTAATCTCCAGAGGCGTTTTGAAAATCTGAGCTGAGTTGTAAACAACTTTCAGTTCGTCAGACCATGCTTCGGGGGATGAGGTTCCTTCGCCACGTGCATTACCAACAACGTTCATAACGTCATTGTCGGCGAATCCAATGGCTCCATCTGTTAGGTTCTTTACTTTAATCGTAGTAGCGGAAGGTGCTGAGGTAATTAATACCACACCTTTACGAGTTGTTTCACCCGTGTTCCAAACTTCTACTTCCAAACCGATATACGAAGAATCAACACTTGACGCTAATCCTTCAATGCCATCTATTGTGATAGCACCTGATTCGGTATCATTTGCGGCTAAAGAAGTTGTATAACCATTGTTAACAAACTTCTGTTTTACCCACGGGTTTCTATGCTCAAACATTTTGAACATAGGGTCTTTGACCTGTCTGGTTTCTTTATTCGATAATACAGTTGTGAAGGGTGCTACATCAGTCCAAAGCTCTTTGACGATTTGAGGATCGATGTAGAAGTCCCTGCGGTCTGTATATAATACACCAGAGGCTTCCAGTTTCTTTGCAGACATTTTCTATTTCCTTACTCTGCTATGCGAAAGTAAGCCCGCATTAAACAAGTCTTGATCTGTTGCCTGAGGTTCCGCTTGACCTGTAGTCACAGCAGTAGTGCGTGGCACTTGCAAGCGTTCCCCCGCTTGTCTCAGTTCATTAGCCTTGTTCTGGGCTTGTACTGTCGCAGTATTTGGTGCGTTCTGCATTTCAAATACCTTAGCAAGAATATCAACAGTCACGTTATTTGGATCTTGAGCCCATTGAACGAATTCAGAGGACTTGTTTTGATCCCACCCATACCCGTTTTTTACATGAGTATAAGCTTGATTTACAACCATTGCATCTCGCTGGTTGACAGCATCCTGCTGTCTCATAGCCTCTTGCTGTTGCATTGTATTAAGCAACTGGTCTACACGTGAGTTTTGATAATCTTCCTTTGCTAAACGATATTTGAACGAATCGCTTTCAGGGTCATTATATGCATCGACCTCACTATAGCTTGTAGGTTGAGCTGGCTGATTTAATGGAGCCTGTTGTTGTTGAGGTTCAGCAGGGATTCCATTTTGCTGTTGATCATTCATTATCTTGCTGACCATATTTTTGTACATGGTGTTCTCTTCCGCAAGACGTTGATTGTCATTTTTATGCAGGTCAGATTGGCTTTGCCAATATGCTATTCTATTCGGGTCGTCTTTAGCTGGCTCTTGAGTCTCAGAAACCGATACCTCTTGTTCGGTTTGAGTCTCTGGTACTTGGGTAATTGAGCTTGGGTCATCGACAGGGCGTGTAAACGGTTCCTGTTCGCCAGTTATAGTTTCTACACTTACTTCCGTAGGCGGAGCCTCAGTCATAAGTATCTGTGAACTATCGTATGATCCTACCTCAGCATTACTTGCTTTTTGTTCTTCCATTATTCCTCTAATGGTATGATGTCACGGTTCGTAGCTTCTTGCTCGGCAACCGTTTTTCTTAGCTTCTTCACTTCGTCTCCTGCACGTTGTTTGAACAGTTGTTCGGTGGCTTCAGCTTTAGTTGAAGACTTATCCAGACTGGATTTGAACTTCTCAAGCTCTACCCTTTGTCGTGCGTGGACTAATTCTCTGTTAGCAGTTTGAAGATCTCCCTCTAAATCTTTTACTTGGTCGCCCAATCCCTGTATCTGCTTTTGCATTTCAGCCATCTGAGAAGAGCGTTCTATTACGCCCTCCATATCAGCAACGTCTGTTTGCTTTAATACTTCTATCTGATCAATTAAACCTTTTTCATATAATTGCATATAATATTCAAATCTTGCCCATCGGTTAGATGGTAATGTAGAACCAGAAACGACTACTACATCATATCTGCCAACGGTAACATCGTTAAGTTTTCCAAGAAAATCACCTGTAATTTCATCGTACAGAGGAACGTTAATTGATATTTCCTTTGCTTTAGAGTTTGGCTGAAGAAGCCTTAATACTTTTTGAGATGTATATGTAGCCTGAATAAGCTCAACTACTACCTTAGCTATCATATTTAATCCAGATTCAATATCATCTCGTTTGCTTTTTATTCTCCTTTGCCCATACTCGTCTATGGCAATGGTTCCTTTATATGTGTTTGGCATCTGAGATGCATCACCCTGCATAATCGCATATAAACCAAGAATTCTCTCTACATCTGCACGTGCATCTGCTTCGTTCTTATATAATTCATTTGGAAGTGGCATAGGTGCAAAAGAAATAGGTTGTCCTAATTCTGGATCAAATTCCAATACGCCTGTACCTGCCCTTGACCATTCTGTCTCTAACTGTGCTTTATTAATAGATCCCCTTGGAACCAGTAGTTTT